TCGGGTTACGTTTCATCATCAAAGAAGGCATCCTTGTCATCTGGAGGGGTGACAGTAGAAGTTTCTGAATCTAATAACTTCTGAAGTTTGGCCTCAGTGTTCTTAAATTCTGCTCTACGGTCTTTCTCAAGGAACACCCAATCCTTTTTGATACTCGAAAATTTATGTAACCTAGCTGGAATACCTGATCGGGTTGTAGTATATGTTAAACGATGGTAGTCTCCGTCTGTTGGGCTGGTTGGGAACACATCACCCTGTGTGTAGGGTTCGCCATTAGGTGGCATAGCATCAAAACCAAACTGGGCACGAATCCTATCTATTTTCCTAGCAATCTCGGTACTTCCAGTGCCACTGTTTTCTTCAGCCCAATCATAAAACGCTGTGGGAACATCTGCTATGTCAGCAAAATCCACGCCGCGCTCTGGAACTTGTGTATTTTGTTCAGCTTTAATAGTTTGGGAAATCCCAGCAACATCCTGATATTTTTTATCGTCTTGGCCATCATTTATATCTGCTGTCCCATGTACATCTATGTCTTCAGTTAATTTACCAAGAATATCCTGAGTCTCCTGAGACGCCATTACTGGCTTGGCAATCAACCGTTGCATTACTGGAATCCAGTTCGGAGTATAACTATTTGTGCTCCAAGCAACGTCAGTCACTTCAACGTAACGTAACACGGCAGTCAAATCAGCGCTGTATTGTGTCTCCGCTGGTAATTGTAGAAGGTCACCTATAACAAAGGGTCTACCCAACAATTCCACCATAGAAGAAAAACTAACCTCTATAACCCATTCGTTACCAGTATACATACTACCAAAACCATGCTTGGCATTAAACGCCTGAATATCTATTGGCTGATAGGATGCCTTGATTCTTGTTGGGTTCTCATCATAATTTCGGTCACGGTTTTCTAACAAAATCCTGTCTTGTATATTATCAACGGCAGTGTTTTCATAGTCAAGCAGTTGTAGGGCTTCAATTTCCCACGCATCCTCTGCCCCACCATTGAATTCTACTGGGCGAAGTCTCCAATACCGGGAAGGCACACTACGCTTGAAGTTAACACGGGCCGCACCTTCACAATCAGGGAGATCAACGATCTGTACGCCATACCATTTAATACCATCAGAAGACCTTTCCACACGAGCCCTCGTAACACGATTCTTTTCTCGGCAACCCTGACGAATTTTCAAAGAAGAAACATCGTTTTTCACAAACGTCTCTACTCCATATCGCTTTCTAGCATTGTCTAATAGAATTTCACCAAAATCGTAGCCAATATACGCACTAGTAATATCATCACCAAGTTGTATGGATCTCCATGGGGTTCTTAGCAGATCAAAAGCATTAGCTGCTGGGAAATTGGGGTGATCACCGTTTGATATAGGCGAACCATTACCAGTTAAATCTTGCAAAGTACCCTGTTCATGGACTCCTAGAAGCCTGTGTACATTAATTACGGCACCGCCAATGGTAATGGTTTCGCTTATATATGAATCAATAAGCGCGGAGTCTGAGGACTCTGATAGTTCCCACGCTGGGTTAGGTGTAATAGCGTCTCCCGGTATCCCCGGATTCAACTGTGTACAGATTCGTGCAACTGCATCATCTGTTGGTGGTGCTATAAAGTTACCATCACCATCAACAGGGCAATCCCCACTATCCAATAATGCTTCTAACTGACTCGTAACGCTCATTTATTACCCTATGAAGAACTGTGAATTTACGTCGTTGTTGTGATCTTGGAATGAGCGATCAAGAATTTCTTCGCGTAAATTAGCTTGTTCATTTTCAGCCTGCGTAATAAGTTCTTGAGAGTTCAATACTGTTGAACCATTTGGACCCGGCAAGGTCTGGAACTTACCACGAATCTGTGACAATATCATCTTAGCTTCTGATATGGCCCACTTTTTAATCCACAATTCCAAGTATCTATTAGTTATGAGATACTGCTCTGTACGTTCAATTGTGGCATCCAGACATACTCTCTCATTGTTATAGAATATCTGATGACAGTTAAGAATCCTGCTATCCTCATAGAAATCAAATACAATGTTATCCGCGAACAAATACTGTAGGTCTTCCACATATGAAGACACCAAATAATATGACAACATATCAAATGTGCCCAAAGAATACAATTGTTGTAATGCAGCGTAGCCATAAATGTCATAACCACCGAATGTACCCTGAGACGCCCCAAGGAACCCAGTTCTCATTCTATAAATGGCGTTGATGTTCATGATCTTGTGGAAACCAACACACTTATCTGTTAGCCTATATTTTTGTTGATTGGGAAACACATCCAAGAAGAAATATGTGCGCTCAAATGCATAACTTGAATGCTTTCTAACCATCAGTAAAGCATTGTCAATACACTCATCAAGTTCCTGTTTGGTTAACTCTACTTGTATGCCGGGGGCACCCAAACCTGCACGAATTTTATCATGTAACATTCGCCGTTCATCCGGTGTTCCATCAGTACCTACACCAAGTTCCCGGTGCATTGGGCCGCTTTCATTTGGACTGGTTCCGGTGGCCGGGGTATAATTAATGATGGGCTTATCTAACTGTGTGAATAGTGTAGAGGTATGGTCTACTGAAATCTTTTGATCACATCCAGTCGCTGTAGTTCGAAATCTTATCAAGTCACGCCCAAACCTTTCAAAATCATTAAACGGTGAGAAAAGGTCAGTGTTAACATCTGGGATATCATCAAAAGTAACTTCACGATTAAATTCTAATTCTACTTCTGCAATGCCCTCTGTTTCTACCCATTCTGTACCGTCCCATTGGTATAGAATATTGTTGATTGTATCAAAGAAATAGGTGTCAGTCTCTGGAGCTAATGAGGTCAAAGAGAATTCCTGCACTTCCCATGCACCAGAGACTCTCAAGTTCAATATACTATCGTCAAACCAAAAGATACCATCAGACACACCAAAAGGATCAATCTCAGACTCTATAACATCCAACAGGACGTATTCTGAGCCATCCCAAATGTACCATGTGTCATCAGTCGTGTTCATCCAAATAAAGCCCACAGGAGGGTTCAGGGGATCATAGGGGGAGGAAATATGGACAACATTGGAACAATTAAGTCCAATGATCTTTTGCAAAACCTCAGTATCAGGGTTATACCAATAAGTACCATCTTCTAATACTGGCGGATCTGCTGGATCGGTCTCTGATTGTGTGAAACTATTGACGGCATCCCATTCGGAATTAATCTCATCCCACTGGAATAAAGAATCAACTCCCAGAGAAACATCCCACCATAGGATGCAACCTTCTCGGTCAACTGGATCTTCTCCGCTGATAATCACGTTGATTTCATTCCATGTAGTATTAGCATCATTTCGTTGAAATAAAAGCTGCTCAGATGGGATAAACCAATAATGGGTGGCAACAGGATTATCTAAATCATCATCATCGTTACGTTCTTCATAACGAATGTTGGTTACGGCTTCCCATACATCAGCCTGCCTTATATAAGCCAACTCAGTAATTGTACTGTACCAATAATCACCATTTGCAATAGTGTTTGGATCTGTGTCCCATACAATAGGATCAACCGCCGTCCATGTTTTTAATTCGGTGTCACGTACATATACCACACCCGTTGTTTCCTTATACCAATAATCGCTGGAAGTCAAAACCGGTGGTAATAGTGGATTTCTTACTTGTATAATAGTGGGTTTTTTACACCATGTGCCGTTTTCCCATACCCATGCTGAACTATTAACAGTATCCAGATCACCCATGCTGTCCAATACTTCATCAAACCAAACAGCACCATCAACCGGGATAGATGGATCTGTGACGTATGAAACGATTGCGGTATCACTGATAAGAGTCCATCCCCCTGAATCTCTCGTCCATAGTTCTCCAGTCGATAGCTTAGTCCAATAACTACTTAGTATAGGAACTGATGGGTCAGTACTTAAAAAGATTGTTTCTTGTTCTACGTTCTGTGATCCGTCCCACTGATATACAATGGGCACGAGGGGATCAATCATGTATTTTCCTTCATTAGGAAACAAAGCCCCAAGCAACGGTTCAACCATGGAATTAAATCTTAAGTTAAGGTATGTCTCCATATCTTCATAGGTTTGCATCTCAGCACCCAAAAGATCGGTAAATTCATAACCAACACCGTTTACGTCCACGGTCAACTTATAGTTTACTGCTTGTTGAAGGCCAGTAAGCGTCTTAGGTGTTATTCCTTCTGGGGTGTCTATTTGTATGTCGTGGAATGCCGGTGTTTCTATTATTGTTTTCTCTAATTCATTTTGATCAGTAGGGATGCTGTAAGCATGTACACCTTCGCGGAAATAGTTACCCTGTGCATCAACAGCATACGCTGAAACGTAATAGGGTGTTTGATCAAGAACGTCGGTTACGAGAAGTTGAACGGTAGTTCTGTCATGGTAAAAAGCACCCACAACAGAAGCCACGCTAACACTGTCCCCGGAGTGTACATCTGAATCAAAGGTTGGGTCAGCATCATAGTATGTGCCGTTTTGTGGAGAAGATGTAATATAATTAGCGGGCCTAGAACTTACTAGGATAATGATGCCGTCATATGCCAGATCTTCAATATCACATCCGGCAATGTTCGGTATGTTCCACTTTATAGTGCCCGTACCGTCACCGTTTCTCACTAATTTTACAGTGACCTCTTGACCTTCCAGTTTCAGTCTGTCGGGGGAATCTGCATATTTGTCATATATAGCCATTGAGTATCAGCCCTTTTTGTGTATATTGATATTTATATCGGGCGTTGAAAGCCAATAATATTAATGCTGAAAAGGAGTACGATTTAGAGGTTATTCTAAAATTTCGCCTTGGTAATTCAACCCAGTTAGCTCACCATTAAGAGCACCCAGTGTCTTTTCAGCATCACCTATAACTGTAATCAACTGTAGACCTAAAAGATATAACAGGGTGTTAACCCTAGCAGCGTTTGTGGAGTATACCGTGGATATGGCTAAATCATTGACATAACTGGTTAACAATTCAAGCGTTCTCATTTGCCAAACCATAAATTTACTGACAACAATACTTGGAATCCCTTCTTTCAAAGAATATTCTTCTAAAAGTTTATCCCCATTGTGTATCTCAGATATAACAAATGTTGCCCACTGGGAGGCATCCATTTTTTCCATATCATGGGCAATAATAACTTCAACTATCTCTTGTATAGATACTAGTTTAAGTTCAAGCAACTTTCTGAAGAGTTTCTGGCGTACAGGGAAATTGTTATCTAACGTCAAAAAGGGGATTTCATTATTTAGTTTAAATTTTAGATTAGTAAAAAATTGATGATTGAGAAGTTGGTTTTGTGCTTCTTTAACAGATTTGTCAAGTCTCTCGCCATCTCTCTTATTCCATGTAGGTATTAATTTACTCAGACATTTGAATAATATAAAACTTACAATAAAAAAGAATAGAGCAGGCCAACCATAATTTTCAAACAATTTAAGTGCTTCGTTAAACATTGGGTATCCTTAATACGTTGTATTTATAATTATGCTTATCGAAACTACCTAATCTAAATCTCTTCGGTAATTAAATTTAATGTTTAAGACAAGCCCGTTCTTCGCAATTTGCAATATAATCCATTAGGTTTGATATATTATCCTCCCCTTCGTGATTTAACAATATACGATCACAAACTCGGTCTGTAAAAAAGTATATGTCTCCGTCCTTTTTTGGATTTACTAATTCACGTAAATCCTTTATTATTCGTATTATTCCCTTTGTGTTTAATGGATTATTGGATATCCCTGAGAGGTGTGACGCAATAGATGCTCGTAAAAATTCAAACAACTCAGAAATTTCTAATAAGTCTTTTGGTTCATTCCAATGATCAATAAGATCTCTCATACTACAATTAAAGTTCATTGGTATTACGTTCCACCCACTTATGGATCTTCTTGTTATTCCAACATGGGAAGACCTCTTTCTTTGCTTCAGAGATTAAAACAAAGCACTTAGCAACAGGGTAATCATCGAATTCGTTTGTCCTTTCCCAAAGAACTTCAATGACATCTCTTGGTTTAAAAGAAACATATATGCGTTCATCATTTTCAAGAGATTCAAATACTGGAAACTTACAATACTTTGTGAGCATATATTCCGTTCGTATTCTGGGAGCATCATCACATGCTGACAACAATGCTTTCTTTGATTCGTAATACTCTCGAAAACTTAACCGTTCTTTCATTCTTACTCTTCCACTAATTCTATATGTGGCCAATCCATAAACTTATGATCCGTGATGTCACCATCAGAATCCCAATCAATACCACTGCGTATATTGATTCCCTTCATCATAGCAATCCCTCTCAACAACCCCTGTAGAAGAGCAAAACGTGTTGAATTGTTCCAATCAATAGGGTATGGAGCCACATCAATAGCCATGGAAGGCATACTGTTGTGTCTGCTATCTGGGTAATTAACCTTACTTGCACCGTCAGCCACAGCCTTCTGTTGGGCTGCTTCGCTACGGTTACCACAGAGTATAGAGATATCAACATACTTGATAGCCTCATTGAGAATCTCTTGTAGCTTTGGGTGGCAGGTTTCTAAACGCTTTTTAGATGAACTACCAAAACTATATGACATAGACTTTCTCCACAATTTAATATATTTATAGCAAGTGTGAAAGAATACTCAGTATTTAATAAGCATAAAAAAGCCCCGCAATTGCGAGGCTTTTTTGAACTTCTTTTCTAACTACTAGGACTTAGATAAACTCAAGGTTTACCACTGCAATCCTTCCGTAGTAGTCTGCACTGTTGCCCAAGGATGTCGTAGGATCGGTCAATGCAACCTTACCGTAACGAGTCATCAAGGAAACAACCGGTTGGAAAGTAACTGGGTTAACAATTACGCCGCTGCTCATTAGAGGAACGTATGGTGCGTAGAAGTAACCTGCGTCAACTTCACCATTACCGCCCTTGTAACCGACCAAGATCTTGTCAGAACCGTTAGGTGCTGATGTACCCGGTCCAGCTTGGTTCCAAAGGTAGCTGTAAACTTTAATACGACCGTTCAAGGTACCAACCATTTCTGTGTTATTTGGACCCTTGAATTCACCTTCAACTGCCGGTGCGAATACTGCCTTAGCAGCACTTTGTAGAACGGAAACGATCATCGGGGAAACCACGATGAAGTTACCAGCGCCACGACGAGTCTTACGAGCGATAACGTTTGCTACTTCGTTGATGCGTACACCAAGGTTTGCAAAACGATCACCAACGAATGCAGGAGCATACGCAGGTCCATCAGTCGCTGCCATATCGAATGTACGTACTGTTCCAGCTAGGGAAAGCAAGTCATTGATAACTTCTGCATCGATTTCCTGAACGATTTCAGCGGATAGCGCCTTTGTAATTTCGCTTTCAAGATCTAGACCATGTTGGCTGTTAAGATCCTGCATAGCTTCGATAGTCCAACCGCTTTGTAGCTTTCTGCTTCCAGCTTCAACAGCCTGAGAGATAACTTCCAAAGACATCTTACGACCACCAGAACCTTCAATGAAGGAACCAGAACCACCAAGCATTGATCCACCAACTGCTACGGAATA